GTATCTAATCTTTTAGGTAAGTTTATAGAAGATAAAGATATGAAGAATAAGTTAGCACATGAAGTTGCTACTATGGCTGAAAGTCATGCACAAGAACTAGCTAAAGGTCAAATAGAAATAAACAAAGCTGAAGCCACACACAAATCTATATTTGTTGCAGGTTGGAGACCTTTTATTGGTTGGACTTGTGGCATAGCTTTATGTTGGCATTTTGTATTAGCACCAGTAACTATCTTTGTTTGTGCTTACCTAGCAGTAGAAATACCAGAACTACCTACATTTGACATGGGATCGTTGATGACTGTGTTGATGGGTATGCTTGGTCTTGGTGGTTTACGCACATATGAAAAGCAAAAAGGACTGACAAAATGAACAGTATTTACATGAAGTTATATGACTTCTTCCATGCCATAGCTAACTATTTTTGGCACAAGCACATAAATTCATTAAAGACACGAAAGAGGAAACTAAAATGAATATTGAGCAGTTACGCAAAGAATTAGAGTTGGATGAGGGCTGTAAACATGAAACGTACTTGTGCAGTCAAAACGTGGTTACAGGTGGAATCGGTCACATGATAACAGAATGGGATGATGAAAAGTATCTTGAAGTAGGTGTAGAGATACCAGATGAGCAGGTAAAGGCTTGGTTTGATAAAGATATTGAAACTGTGCTTAGTGACTGTGAATTACTTTATGATGACTTTGACCACCTACCAGAAGAAGCACAGCTAATCATAGCTAATATGATGTTTAATCTTGGTTATCCCAGACTAAAAAAGTTTGTAGGCATGAAAGCAGGTGTTGATGCTAGGGATTGGAACAAGGCAGCCGATGAGATGATTGATTCCAATTACTATAAGCAACTTCCTAATAGAGCAGGTCGTTTAGTAAAACGCATGAGATCACTACATGGCTCGATCTAAAAAGAAATCAGTTAGTTTATCTGTTGGTAGGGGCGAAAAGCTATCAGTAAAAGCAGGTGGTGGTCTTACAGCTAAAGGTAGAGCCAAATATAATAAAGCCACAGGCAGTAAATTAAAAGCACCAGTAACAGGTAAAGTTAAACCAGGCAGTAAAGATGCCAAGAGAAGAAAGTCTTTTTGTGCAAGGTCTAAGAGTTGGACAGGGCCAAGAGGGAAAGCTGCAAGACGTAGATGGAAATGTTAACTAACAAAGGAGAAAGCTAATGCCTATGGGTAAAGGAACTTATGGAAAAACTAGAGGTAGACCACCAAAGAAAAAAGGTGTCAAAAAAATTAAGATGAACAAAATTGGTAAAGGTAAAAAGTAATGGCTAAACCACCAGGCTTATATGCCAACATTCATGCAAAAAGAAAAAGAATAAAGCGACAAAAAGCAGCAGGTAAAACACCAGAGAAAATGCGTAAGGTTGGATCAAAAGGTTCACCAACTGCAAAATCATTTAAGTTAGCTGCAAAGACTGCAAAGAAAGTTAAGAAGAAAACAGCATAGGGTGTAACAGGTATGAAATAGTCTGTTAAAATAAATTTTGACTTGCAGATTTATAATTAGTAAAATTATTTAACAAAAGGATTGTTTTATGAGTCTGCAAAAGTCTGTACCTAAAAATAAAGCTATATATTTCAATAACTTACAGAGCCATACGACTGGTTCAATCCCAGTTAGTCCCACCATTTCTACCAAAATAAAATACATTAGAAATAACAAAGACTTAGCTTGTAAGTCATTGAAGTTATTGGGTTATTTTAATTGCCTTGTCAGAAGATGGTCAGAATATACTCTGATTATACTCTGTAAAATTAGGTCAAAATTAGGTATTTTTACCCCCCAAATAGTCTGTAAAAGTCTGTTAGATATTTTTCAGCTACTTCCAAAACACGATAGGGTTCACAGGGTTAGACCAAAAAATAGTCTTTTTTTACTTGTAATAGTATGCGATAACGCATATATTATACTTATTAATAAGCGAAACTGGTTAGGAGACCTATTATGATAAATTTAAACATAGATTTAACAAAAGACGATATACGAGTTCTTAGTTTAATTGATTATACAAATGACGATTATTTAGATTATGGCAGCTACTTTCTTTCAGTAGAGTGCAAAAGTCTTGATTTAGAAGAAAATTTTAGGGATGCCATAGCTGAAGGTTATGCAACTGAAGAAGGTTTAAAAAGTTTAAAAACAGATATGCAAAATCTTTTAGCTAAAATTAAAAAGGCAGAAAGTGTTTCCAATGCTTAAACAAGATTTTAACTACTTATATAAGACAACTATTGGTCAGATTGTATTCGATCAAATGTGTCAGGCAGTTCTATTTAACAAAGATCAAATGCTAGATGAAATGTCTAGTAATAAACAATTAGTAGCTGAATTTATATCCAAATGTATTTTAAGGGGAGCAAGATAATGTCAGTTAAATTTAGAGAAGATAAACATAATGGATATTATGCAACTGTAAATGGTCGTAGATTTAGAGGTAAATCTAAAGAAATAATATTAGATAAGATAAAACAAGCAGGTAAAATTAGCGATATAGTACCTATAAGTAATCTTACTGTATTAGATGCTATCAATAGTTTTTTACCTTACTCAAAAGAAACACATGAGCAAAACACTTATGAAAGTTATAAGTATCAGCTTGAATATCACATTATGGGAATTGAAAGAGACAAAGTAGGTAATGTCATTATTGAAACACCACTACAAGTTGATGGTAAACCTATTATTGATTTAAAATTATCAAGTATAGATGAATTTATTATGAAAAGAATATATGAAACTCTAGTGCAGAAAAAACAATATGGTAACAAGCCTGTATCCTTAACAACTATTCATCATATTTATACAGGTTTTAAAAGAGCAATAACTTATATTTACCTTAAAAATAAACGTAACTTTGCTTACAATCCTGCTGAATTATTTAATGTTAAAAGAAAACGTAAGCAGATTTGGTGTCCTAATAAATCGTTTGCACAAGAGGTATTAACTGCTGTTGATACTTATTGTAACCCTGCAAATGCTTTGTATACACACTTATGTGCTTTAGGTCTAAGAGCATCAGAGGTAGTGCCACTTAAAGTATCAGACTTTAAACTAGATATAGATAAGCCATTTATCAAGATTGACAGGGTTATGAGCCAAAAGAATGTTATTAAAAATCGTGTTAAGAATGATGACGAAGAACGATTTGTATACATAGGTAAGAACCTAGCTGAAAGAGTAAAATCTTTTGTCATAGGCAAGGGTGCTAATGATTGGTTGTTTCCTAGTGAAAAGCACGTTGGTAAACCGAGATCGCACCAGGCTTTCGTTAAGCATGGTATTAAAAGAGCCTTAAAAAAGATTGGCAAGTTAGATCAATGGCAGGGTGCAGTTCATGTGCTTAGACATTACTATGCTAGTATTATTATTGAGGTAGCTATGAAAGAGAAGAAGTCTTTTAAGTGGATACCTAAACAGCTAGGTCATAGTCAGGTCAGTACAACTATGGAAATCTATGGACATTTGGTAAATCCAGATGACAATGATATTGGTGATGTAATAGAAGAAAGTTTATATAATTAAACAGGCCAAATATTCCTAGAACGACCAGGTATTCTCTTGATTAACTGATCTTCTTCTAATCTATTTATGGCATAGTTTAAGCCATCTGCACTAGCTGATAAGTTCTCTATCATCTCTTTTCTTGTTGGTGGAATCTCGTTAACTTTAACGTAATTTTTTATATATTTCAGTATCTTCAGACCTAACAATGTCACTACTTTCTCTCCATCTCATCATTACTTCCCATGCAAAGTTTCCATAATCTTCTTTGGTCATAGGAATGGCTATTGTCTGTTTATCTATGCAAACCTTTAGGCAGTTTTTGACAGGTATTACATAGACACTATGTTCTCTACTAAACGTCACCTAAAAAGGTATCTCATCATCTAGTGGGTCATCTACGCTACCTTGTGCATTGGCATCTTTAGGTGCAGAACCAAAATCAAGGCTGCTTATATTTAAGGACAAAGATGTTTTATTAACACCATCACTTTCATATTCTCTAGTTGATAACTCACCTACTAATATGACTTGCTGACCTTTTACAAGACTGCTTTTTAAGGCTTCTCCACGTTTGCCCCACATAGCACATTCAATCCATAGGGTTTTCTTTTTGTCTCCAAAGCCAACGTCAGATGCTATTGAGAAATTGCAAACCTTATTTACTCCAACATCTTTTAGCTGTGCATCTCTTGGTAATCTACCAACAAAGGTACAAGTATTCATCGTTCTAATTCTCCTCTTTTAGCTTTTATTGTTCTTAAATTTGTATCGGTTAAAGGTTGATTACTTTTATATATCTGATTTAATTCTTTAATAGATTGAGCATTTTTTATGGCTTCTAAAATAGGATCAGTAGGTGGTTTGCCATCTTTGTTAGCAATCTCACCATCATCATCATCTGATGGCGAAGAAAGTCCATAAATACTCTGTAATCCATAGCGTTTTGCGTAACTAATCGCTGATCCCTGCTTTTGTGGATCGTTAGGGTCTTTAGATACAATCTTAGTTCGGCTAACCCTTGTATCACCTGATGAGTGCATCATTACAGTTCTAACAAATGTTATGTCACCCTCAAAGTCCATCTCTTGTGTAAAAGTCAGCCCAAATTCACTAGCAGTTCTAACAGCCCTAATAACACTTTCTAATGAAGCATATGTATTTTTAAAATGTGGATTTCTTTTGTCCTCTACAACATGAGGATTAGTTTTGTGAAACTCTAACAAAGCTGTTGCAATGTTTCTACTTGCAGTTTGTGTAGCTTTAGGAGCATCGGTAGGCTCAATCTTTTTACGTTGTATTATGTTTCCTATCTGTTCCATATTGCTATCCTTTTTTTGTTACAAATCATTTAAAATCCTCCTGGAAAAGCAGCCCACAATAATAAGTAACAAATGTAAAACGTGCCAAACAAAGCTATACATCCCAAAAATTCACTTACCCATAACCTTAAATTTTTCATGTTTCTACTCCCCAAATGTTCATAATTTCTTTTAGGACTTCTTCCTCTAAATCTTTCCAAACAAAGTGCATTAGATTTAGTGGTACAAAGTTGGCTAAAACTTTAGGATCGTCAGATATTTTAAGTAGGTTTTGTCTTGCCCTAGCTGACAATCTCATAGTTTCAAATGCGTGTTTTAGTTCTTTCTTACGCATAAATTCTGTATTCATTTCATCAAATACTGTGTACTCAAAAGCATTAGCCACAATCAATATCGGTGGTTTTTCTGCTGCATTAGAGTAGGTTGCGACCTGACGTAAGTGTGATTTCTGTGGTGTATCTGTTTTGCTAGGCTTTCTAAGTCTTAATGAGCCATCTTTATTGAA